TGCCTCCTATTTGTTTCCTGCATGGATGGTAGGAAAAAATCCAAAATTAAAAGTTATCCAAACAACACACACAGGAGAACTTGCAGTAAGATTTGGTCGTAAAATGAAAAACCTTGTTGATACAAATGAATTTGCACAAGTTTTTGAAGATTGTAAAATTGCAGCAGATTCCAAAGCAGCAGGTCGTTGGGAAACAAATAAAGGCGGAGAATATTATGCAGCAGGTATAGGTGGTGCAATAACCGGTCGTGGTGCAGATTTATTAATTATTGATGATCCACATTCCGAGCAAGATGCATTAAGTGACACAGCTATGGATTCAGCTTACGAGTGGTATACGTCAGGACCTCGTCAACGTTTACAACCAGGTGGTGCAATTGTTATTGTTATGACACGTTGGTCCACGAAAGATCTAACAGGAAAATTGCTAAACGCACAATCAGAACCAAAAGCTGATAAGTGGGAAGTCATAGAATTTCCTGCAATCATGCCTAGCAATACTCCTGTCTGGCCAAACTATTGGAAGCTAGAAGAATTAGAAGGAGTCAAAGCATCATTGTCAGAAGCTAAATGGCAAGCACAATGGCAACAAAATCCAACGTCAGAAGAAGGATCAATTATTAAAAGAGAATGGTGGAAAGTATGGCGAGAAAAAGAAATTCCCGATTTGATACACATTATACAAAGTTATGACACAGCATTCAGTAAAAAAGAAACAGCCGATTTTTCTGCAATCACTACCTGGGGAGTTTTCTATCCTCCATATAAGGGTCCCCACCTAATTCTGCTTGATGTTCGTAAGGGGAGGTGGGACTTCCCTGAATTAAAAAAAATTGCATTAGATGAATATAATTATTGGGAACCAGAGACTGTGATAATCGAAGCCAAAGCAAGTGGCACCCCCCTAACTCACGAATTACGTCAAGTAGGAGTCCCGGTCGTCAATTTTGTACCAAGTAAAGGAAACGATAAGCATGTACGTGTTAATTCTGTTGCACCGTTGTTTGAAGCTGGTAGAATTTACTATCCTGTTGATAAGCGATGGGCAGAAGAAGTTATTGAAGAATGCGCCGCTTTCCCTTATGGTGATTACGATGATTTAG